GGTACGATACACGTCCTCAAGGTCACGAACAGTAAGCTCCTTTGCAAGAATTAGAGCGTCAGCCTCCAAGAACAAAATATCTACCTCCTTGGCCGCGTCTTTCGCATAATTGACCTCCTCAAAAATAGTCCCGTTCATAGGATGGTAGTGGAGGAACTCTTGAAGCACTGGGTTTTTGGCGGAAACATGTAGCATGCCGTCCTCAAATACAACAGGCTCCACAATCGGAGTGCCACTTTGCTCGTCCTCGAACGGCGACTTCATGTTACGCGCATAGCGTAGTGTGCGATTGGTATTCTTTTCCTCGTCAAAATAAAGCAGACGATAGCGCTTTGAGTCGCGCACAGGAATCATGTATGACAATGGCGCAGAGCCATTTTTAAGACGATACGTCTTATTTGCAACAGTTTTCATTGAAATAAATTAAAGTGAAAACAGAGGGCGCCAAAAGGCGCCCCCTGATAAATCAAAACTTAGTCCTTGAAGAGGAAGAAGTTGTTAGCACCCATGGTGCAAACACAACGCTCAGAGAGGAAGTTAACCTCCATCGCGTCAAGATCGCTAGTTCTTACACCACCAGCAGAACCAGTGATCCAAGTCTTGTAGCGACGATCCTCTGTCTCAGAAGCTCGGTAGCGAACGTGGAGGAACGGACGCTTGGCGTTCTTGCCAAGAATCTGATCGTAAACGCTCGTAGAACCGGCAGGAACCAACAGGCCATTAACCTTGCCAGCAGGCAGGTCACCGCGCATAGTTGGATCATTCAGGTACTTCCAGTCAGACTTGTAGAAGTCATAGCCACGACGGAATCCAGTGAATCCGAGGTTGAGGGCCATCTCTTCGTCGTTGTCGAACAGACCGTAAGAAGTACCGCCAGCACCGTAGCTGTTCTGAGCTGCGAGCATGTCGTCAATGTCGAAACCGAAGTCGCGGTTGAGGAAGATTACATTCTCCTCGATAGCGCCCTGCTTGTCAAGACGAGAGATAACAGCATCGAAGTCAGCCAGAGCAGTAGGGTTTCCACCGCTCCACAGGTTGCCACGAGTCTCTACAACGTAGAAAATACCTTCGGAACCTTTGTTTCCAACCGGAGCCGCAGCAGCAATAGCGCCTGAGTTAGCCTCGGCAGGAACAGCCTCAATCATTGCAGTCTCAAGGTAGTCGTCGAAACGCAGACGAGTGTCGTGGTCGGACTGTAGGTACCACAGGTACCCAGAAACACCGTTCTCACCAGTAACCTCTACCCATCCGATCTGAGCCATGTCAGAGCCGTTGACAGTGTAGGTGTCCTTCAGGATGATAGGGCTGTTATCAAAGATGTTGAGATCAGCCTCCAGAGATCCGGACATGCCATTCTGGCCCTTTGCAAACTCAGAACCATAAATGAAAATGGTGTAAAGCTCGTCGGTTAGGTTGCCCGCAACACCAGTAAATCCACCTGCCTCGTAGAAAGCAACCTCGAACTGGTTGTTGGCAAGATCCACAGAGGTAACGATGCCTTTATTGATCGCAACACTTCCATCGTTCTTAGCAAGAACAATAGTATTACCCGGACGCAAAGCAATCTGGCCGGTACGACCAGCGGAGGTAGGCGCACCGCTAGTAAGGTCGTCGTTTACCTGAATGGTACCATTGTCAGCAGCATTTGCCATATCGGTACCACACTTGGTGTACTTGACGTGAAGACGGCCCTGCTCAGACCACTTAACGAGGTCGGAAGTAGAAGGGAGTTCTGCACCAACAAGGCGCAGGAAGGAGGAAATTGAACGATTTCCGTAGCGCTCGAACTGCTTCTCGTAAGTATCTGGAAGATACTGGTTGAGGAAGTCAAAGTTGTTAATATAGTTCGAGGCTAGTGGGGTTTGAAACGCGCTAGGCACGAGATCAAATCCGGGGGTAGCTTGTACTGAACCAGCCATGATTATCTAAAGATTTACTTGTTTTTAGAACTGCGGATCTTTAGACCTCGGCCTGAGCTGGAGTTTACGGCTCGGATCTGGGTACCTCCCTTTGTACCCACCTCTGGAGTTTTGCGCTCAGACATATTGATATTCTTTGTCTTACGCATCACATCGTCGGTGGCTGATGCCCTGCCCTGCTCATAAAAGAACTGGGCAAATCTGTCTACATCTTGTGCAACAGACAGCATCCGGTGGTAACCCTGAGCGTCCGTAATGAGGCCACTATCATCGACATACTTGCTCACAATCTGTGAGAAGTCAGTCTGAGCAGCCTTCATCTCCTTTGCAGAGGCTGGTGAGTAGTTGACAGCGTTGTCACCGACCTTGAACTCAAAACCTTTGAATCCATCGGCAAAAACTTCGTCGGTCTTTTTCAAGAACCATTCCCTACGCTTCTTAGCCTCCTCGGCTTGGGTCTGCGAATCCTGATAATATTGCTTGTAGCTCTGGTATTCCTCGCTGTTGGCAGTGTCAGCGGCAGTGGCACTTGACTCAAGTGGTTGCTTGTACTTCTCCTGCTGTTCAACAAAGTATTCCTTTGCTTTTGCAATCTCTTTCTTCTTAGCCAGCTTGATCTTCTTGATTTTTGACTCATCATCAAAGTCCTCGTCGATCTGGAAATCTTCAAGCATGATATCTACATCGTCCTTGTCGATCCCACTCTCTGTGGCTAAGTAGTATTCGCGCAAGAGGGAGTCTTCCTCAACATCGTCGTAGTTCTTCTGCAACTTTACGAAGTCTGAGATGCCTCGGCCTGTCTCCTTCTTGTACTTAAAAAAAGCAGCGACATCTTCAGGGAGATCTTCTTGAGACTCCCGCTCTGACATCAGCTCATCAAACGAATTGATGTCTTTGTTGTAACGCTGCTTGATATATGAAAGAACGCTGTCATCATTAAGTTCTGATGACTGAGCTTCAGCAGGCTCAGGTTCAGCACTAACCTCTGGCTGTGCCTCTTCTTGAAGTTTCTCCTCGTGCTTTTCGAGAAGCTCCTTTTCAACTTCCTGAACAGACTTTTGCTCTTTTTCTCCTACAAGTCTTACTTGTATCGCCATAATTCAATTTGTATTCAAAGATAGTAAATATAAAATCAGCCTATCGAGGGTCAAACTCCTCAAAGCCAAACCCATCAAGGCTGTCCTCGTTAGACTCAAAGTTCACCGGAGGCAGGTTGCGCTTTCGCTGCTCAATCAGCTTAGACTGCTGAGTGTTCTGCTGGCTAATACGCTCAGACTTAGCAATCTCTCGCTGATCCTCACGCTGCTGTAACGCTTGTTCCGAAACTCCACGCAGGCTCATTTGGTAATTAAACTCAGTCTCCATGAGCTGTGCCTTCAGCGCCGCCTCGGACTGCATCTTCTGCACCTCGTAGCTCGCCTTGGCCTCCTCCAGTTTCATCTTGGTCTGGAAGTCCATCTGCATCTTCTGCATCGCCGTCTGTGCAGCCATCTGCTGAGACTTCAACTGCTGCTGGCTGGTGATCGCCTGCTTCTGCATCTCCATCTGCTGGCGCTTCTCCTCGGTGGCCTTACGCTTCATCTTGAGGAACTGGTTCGCCAGCTTGATGTTTTTGATCTCGCGGATGTCGATCGCATCCTCCAAGTTGATGTCACCTTTCGACAGTGCGATCTGAATGTTCTGCTCCAGCATCGCCCGCTGCTCCTCATCAGGAGAGACCTCAACAAAAATGCCGAAGTCATAGATATAGAGATCCTTGATCTCGCGGAGGGTGGCTACGTTGTACTTGCCAATCTGATTGGCAAACTCGTCACGGAAGTCCGCATACTCCAGAATGTCAGACACGCGATATGTTAGCGCCTCAGCCAAAGAACGGTACAGGTAGAGGCTACCGTCCAAGATGTGCCGCGTGGCAGTATTAGAGTTTAGTGCCGCCAACTTCTGCAATCCTACGAGAGAGTCTGGGTCGGGCATACTCGCATCGCGTGGCCCCAGTCCCGTCACGTCCCGAATCATGTTCAGGTAGTGATTGTAGTTAGCGATTAGCATCTGAGTCTTAGAAGCGCCACTGTTAGAGGTGAGCTGCTGGATTGGAACCCTAGCATTGTTAAACTCACCGTCCTGCGTGTAGCTTCTGCCAATCACACTACCGGTCTGGAAGTAAAGCCTAAGCGCATCCTCTGGATTGTAGGCGGCGCCTGTACCCAGATCCACCTCGTTTAGGCCGTCAGCGTCGATGAATACACCGTCAGGTACAACACGAGAAATCACCTGTTGCAGCTTGAGGTGGGTCATCTGAATCAAATCCGCAAAAGGAATCATACGTCTGGTGATAGACTCGATAACTCCTTTGTACATACGAGGCGCTACACATACATAGTTTGGAAGCGCATGCTGACTAGCAGACTTAGGGCGAACCATGTTTTCGGCCATCTCCCACTTCAGCATAATGTTGGTACCCATGACCATCACACCACTGTACCACACGTCGATGGTCTTTTCCACCTTCTCGAAGCGCCCCTCCTCCATCATCTCCTCTGGAGGATTGAACGTATCATCCTTTTCTACCATACGAGTACCACCGTTGTCAAGAATCTTCTTCTTGTAGACGATCTTCTTAGTGGTCTTGTAGTTGAAGTATAGCAGTGTGGCCGTGTCTCGGTAAAAGATGCTGTCCTGATAGAACTCAGCAACATTATAGTAATCGTACCAGCTTTGGCTATACTTAGAGATCTCCTCCAGATCTTCTCTGGTGAGACTCTGGTCAATCTTGTAAAGCTCTGTGATCGGTAGCGTTTTGATCTCACCCCAGTAGAAGCAGTCCTTGAAGTACGGATCTTCGGTGTAGCTGTACACTAGGTTCGCAGGGTCAACATA